TCAACGGTGATCAAAAGATCAAGTTGATTCAAATCATCAACGAAGGCATGCAAGTCACTCAAGAAATTGAAACACTCACAGGTGGACTCAATGACACTATCAAGGCCATTGCTGAAGAACTTGAAATCAAACCTGGCGTGTTGAAAAAAGCCATCAAGCTGGCACACAAGGCTGAATTTGGCAAAGCCAAACAAGATCACGAGCTGTTGGAAACAATTTTGGAAACTGTTGGCAAAACACTATAAATACTGTTTTAAACAGCGAGTCGCTCACGTTACGAGCATGAATCACGGCCGACCAGCCACAAATGGAGTTAGATGAGTTACATAGACGCACTTTTTGATCGTGAACACGATCGCATCCACATTGTAGAACGCCGAGATGGTGTTCGCAAGTATCAAGAGTATCCTGCACAATACACATTCTACTACGACGACCCCCGAGGTAAGTTTCGCAGTATCTATGGCACATCAGTTTCAAGATTTAGCACTCGCAACAACAAGGAATTTCGTAAAGAAGTTCGTATGCACTCTAACAAGAAACTGTATGAGAGTGATATCAATCCTATCTTTCGTTGCCTAGAAGACAACTACAAAGATCAAAATGCGCCCGAACTACACACGGCATTTTTTGACATTGAGGTTGCGTTTGACAAGCAACGTGGCTTTAGTCCAGTAGAAGATCCTTTTAATCCTATCACAGCTATTTCAGTGTATCTTGATTGGTTAGATCAATTGATTACATTGGCAGTTCCTCCCAAGGGACTGAGTTGGGACACAGCACAAGAACTGGTCAACGAGTTTGACAACACAATCTTGTTTGAGCGTGAAGAAGATATGATCAAGACTTTTCTTGATCTCATTGACGATGCAGACGTACTCAGTGGTTGGAACTCAGAAGGTTATGACATTCCTTATACCATAAACCGTTGCACTCGCGTGCTCAGCAGGGATGACACTCGTAAGTTCTGTCTTTGGGGACAATTGCCCAAGAAACGCATGTTTGAACGTTTTGGTGCAGAAAACGAAACATACGACTTGATTGGTCGGGTGCACATGGACTATATGCAACTGTATCGCAAATACACCTATGAAGAACGACATAGCTACAGCTTGGACGCCATTGGAGAATACGAGCTCAACGAGCGTAAGACACAGTTTGAAGGCACCCTGGATCAGTTGTACAATCAACACTTTAAAAAGTTCATTGAATACAACCGCCAAGATACATTGTTGTTGCACAAACTGGATCGTAAACTACAGTTCTTGGCTCTAGCAAGCGAATTGGCACATGCCAACACAGTGCTACTACAAACCACAATGGGTGCTGTGGCAGTGACCGAACAGGCCATTATCAATGAAGCTCACGAACGTGGCATGGTGGTACCCAATCGCAAACAACGCAACGACAACGAAGATGTACAAGCGGCTGGTGCCTATGTTGCCTATCCCAAGAAAGGCGTACATGAGTGGATTGGATCAGTAGACATTAACAGTCTGTATCCATCAGCAATTCGAGCATTGAACATGGGTCCTGAGACTATTGTAGGACAACTACGACTCAATGCTACTGATCGGTTGATTCAAGAACGCATGGCATCAGGCACGAGCTTTGCGGCTGCATGGGAAGGATTGTTTGCCACTTTAGAATACACCGCAGTAATGGAACAACAGCGAGGCACAAGCATTACCATAGACTGGGAGAACGGTGAAGAAACTGTGCATTCGGCTGCTGAAATCTGGTACATGATTTTTGATAGCAACCAACCTTGGATATTGACTGCCAATGGTACCATAATGACCTATGAGAAGAAAGGCATTATTCCCGGGCTGCTAGAACGTTGGTACAGTGAACGAAAAGAACTACAGGCTAAGAAAAAAGAAGCCACCGACCCCAAAGAAATTGCATTCTGGGACAAGCGGCAGCTGGTTAAGAAAATTAACTTGAACAGCTTGTACGGTGCTATTCTAAACCCAGGTTGCAGATTCTTTGACAAACGTATTGGACAGAGTACTACACTAACTGGTCGTAGTATTGCCAAACACATGGATGCTTATCTCAATGAATGTATCACTGGTGAGTACAATCACAGTGGCAAATCTATCATCTACGGTGACACAGACTCTTGTTACTTCAGCGCATGGCCAGTGCTCAAAGAAGATGTGGAACAAGGAAAAATGGCCTGGTCAAAAGAGATTTGTATCCAGCTCTATGATAGTATTGCTGAACAGGTCAATACCAGCTTTCCTGGGTTTATGGAACAAGCGTTTCATTGCCCTAGAGACATGGGATCGTTGATCAAAGCTGGTCGTGAAACTGTTGCGGACCGCGGATTGTTTATTACCAAGAAGCGTTATGCTGTCAACGCCATTGACATTGAAGGCAACCGCCTTGATGTCAAAGGAAAAATAGGCAAAACCAAGGCCACTGGTCTAGACCTCAAGCGCAGTGACACTCCTAAAGTTATTCAAGATTTCTTGTTGGAAATTCTAAATAAACTGCTAGCCGGTGCTGGCCGAGACGAGATTGTAGAACGCATTAGAGAATTCAAGTATGAATTCAAAGAGCGTCCAGGTTGGGAAAAAGGATCGCCCAAGCGTGTGAACAACTTGACCAAGTATGGTGCAGATGAAGCCAACAGTAAAACTGGCAAAGCCAACATGCCCGGGCATGTGAGAGCAGCACTGAACTGGAACAATCTTCGTCGCATGAACGGAGACAATTATTCCATGCAGATTGTGGACGGTATGAAAACTATTGTGTGCAAATTACGACCTAATGCACTGGGCTGGACGTCTATTGGCTATCCCACAGATGAACAACGGCTTCCGCAGTGGTTTAAAGACTTGCCGTTTGACAATGCCGAAATGGAAGCCACTGTAGTCGACGGCAAAGTTGACAACCTATTGAGTGTGTTGGATTGGAACCTTGCGGCAGCAACCAATACTGACAACACTTTTACTTCACTGTTTAGTTTTGAATGAGCCTGAGCAACATAGTTAGATATCTTAATAAACTTGAAGCTATTGACTTTTCAGAAGTTAGTAGCCAGGCTCAGCACAATCTGTCAGCTATAAATTATGTAGTTTCTGCACACGACACCAACATTGGATTTTACAAAGCACGTATTCAAAAACGACACGACACTGTGATCGAAGCTTTGCATCAATATCAACAGGTGTTTAAAAATTTAAAAGATGAGCTGGCACAAACCGTACGTAACCAAGAAAAAGACTATTACAAAAACAGCACCAAATTATACCAAACTGCCATGCAGTATGACACTGATGAATATGTGTTAAATCGCAGACTAGGCATTGATGACGAAAGCAATATGATTCTACGCAGTCGATTGAGAAACTACACTGACTGGCGCACCCCCGGAATGATCATACATCCCGGACACGAATCCTTCATCGAAGACATGGTGCCGTTGGATCCGTTGTATGTTTTGGATGTCAATCAAGACTTGATGTTGCCAGCTGTTAACAAGTTCAACGAGCAGTATCGTGCAAGATTGCGTTGCTACCAAATTGACGAGTCACGTCATACCATGCTCAATGAACTGCCGCAACAACAGTTTGGTTGCATTTTTTCATATAATTTTTTCAACTATCGACCCATTGAATTGATCGAACGCTATCTCAATGAACTCTATGAGTGCTTGAGGCCCGGCGGAGTCTTGTTGTTTACCTACAATGACTGCGATCAAGCTCATGGAGTTGAGTTATTTGAAAAAAATTTCATGTGCTATACCCCCGGCGATAGAATCAAGACCCAGGCCGAAGACATAGGTTTTGATTTGATCTATCACTATATTGGAAAAGGGGATCTAGCTTGGTTAGAGTTCCGAAAACCTGGACAAATTACTAGTCTGCGAGGCGGACAAACTCTAGCACAAATTGTTCGCAAATGACTTGCATTTTCTAAATAAACCCTGTAAACTTAAACACTTAGGAGAACATTATGAGAGATAACTTACTTGACTTGGTAGAACACACTTTTGATCTTGGTTGCATTGACCTGGTCAAGATTGTTGGTGATGAAAACACTACACAGATTGAAGGCCTTGCCAGCGACCTTAGTGTAGTAATCAAAGGGCAGTTTGCCAATCCTGTGCCCGACTTTGTAGGCACATTTGGCATGCCTAACTTGAACAAACTCAAGACCTTGCTCAAATTGCCCGAGTACGCAGAAAACGCTAAACTTGCTATTACTCGCAAGGCTGACGGATCGCCCGATGGTATCAATTTTGAAAACAAAACTGGCGACTTTAAAAACAACTATCGTTTCATGGCTTCAGAGATTGTCAGCGACAAACTCAAAACAGCTAAAATGAGTCAGGTGCCCTGGAACATTGAATTTGAACCCACAGTGGCCAGTATCATGCGCCTCAAGATGCAGATGAGCGCCAACGCAGAAGAGCCTAATTTTCAAGTCAAGACCGAAGACAACGATCTCAAGTTTTACTTTGGTGATCATTCAAGCCATGCTGGCAACTTTGTATTTCAACACGACGTTGGCGGACAGCTCAAACGTGCCTGGAGTTATCCTGCTATTCAAATTGCTAATATCTTGAGTCTCAGCGGTAACAAGACCATGAAGATCAGTGATTCGGGTGCTGCACAGATCACTGTGGACAGTGGATTGGCTGTTTACAACTACATTCTTCCTGCACAAAGTAAATAATGACTGAGCCTGTAGTTCAAGACAACTTAACTGCCAAGCAGTCAGACTATGCTGTGTTCTTGCCAGCTATCTCTGGCTTCTATGCTACATTCGTAGGCAAGCAACGTGATCCAGTGAATGGTCCATATGTAGATCCTGCTAGATTCCCGGCAGGATTCAAGGACATGGAACAAATGAACTGGCTCAACAGTTCTAAAGGCTTGTTCCCTTACAAATGGTCACTGTATTCTGGTGGTCATGCCAACTTGGACTTGAACAAGCCGGACTGGTCGGAGGACATGGTTCGTAATCGTGACCCCAATACCATCATGCTAGGCGACTCCGGTGGATTCCAGATTGCCAAGGGCTTGTGGGAAGGCGACTGGAAAGCCAACTCAGGCTGTGCCAAAGCACAAAAGAAACGTGAGTCTGTGCTCACTTGGTTGGATACTATCAGCAACTATGGTATGGGGCTGGATATTCCCACCTGGGTTATCCACGATAAGAAAGCTAGTGATGCGTGTCAAATCAAAACACTAGACGAAGCAGTTGCGGCCACCAAGTTCAACAATGAATACTTTATCAAACACCGTAAGGGCAAAGATCAAGGTGGCGCACGTTTCTTAAATGTGCTACAAGGCGATAACCATACATCAGCAGAAGAATGGTATCAGCAGATGAAACACTTCTGCGACCCTGCTGTGTACCCAGATCGACATTTTGATGGGTGGGGCATGGGTGGACAAAACATGTGTGACGTACACTTGATCCTCAAACGTTTAGTGGCATTGCGCTACGACAATCTACTACAAGAGGGCAAACATGATTGGATGCACTTCTTGGGAACCTCCAAGTTGGAGTGGGCCGTTTTATTAACTGTAATTCAGAGAGCTGTAAGAAAATATGTCAACCCGCAATTCACTATCTCGTTTGACTGCGCCAGTCCGTTCCTTGCAACAGCCAACGGACAAGTGTATTTTGAAAATGTCTTCGAGCACAACCAAAAGTGGTCGTATCGCATGGCTCCTTCAGCCGATGACAAAAAATATGCCACAGACACACGCAAGTGGAGTGACGGAGTAGTAGCCGACGGGGTGTATCCGCGTTGGGAAGATAGTCCACTAAGCAACTTGTTCAAGATGAAAGACATCTGCATCTACAAACCAGGGGACCTAAACAAGATTGGCAAAGAAGGCAAAACATCGTGGGATAGTTTTAGCTATGCTTTGCTCATGGGACATAATGTTTGGATGCACTTGACCGCAGTACAGGAAGCCAATCGACGATTTGATGCAGGATCACGTCCTGCTATGATGCAGTATAGCCAAGGTGATTATGCCAAGTTTGAGGACATTATTGATCGCATCTTTTCAGCTTCAACTAAAGAAGACAGCCTAGCCGAAATTGAAAAGTACGGTGGCGATACTGGATACTGGACTGAAATTATAGGCGGCCGTGGATTCAAAGGAAAGAAAGCGGTGAATGCCCGCACACAATTCAACGCACTGTTTAGTTTTGACGAACCAGAAGTTGACAGTGATTTAGATAATAGTGTACAATTAGATACCGCAGCATTGGATCAACTTGAACAGGAACAGCAATGAATAGAGAAGGTCACAACAACGTTGAGTTCTTTACCGGAACTGAAGTAGAACATACTCCAGCGTTTGGAAAACAAACACTATTTGTAGTTGGCATACAACCTGTGAATGAGATTGCACACCACTTTGATCGAAATCCCAGCGGAGTAGAACATATCTATTTTGGTGCTAACATGAGTTTTCCCAATCCTAAAGTCAATGACTTTGCTACATGGAAATCATGGACGGACATGATTGTGCCTTTTCTTGAAAAAGGATATCTTTGCACGTTAGACATTGATGTAAAATCTGTAGAGGGGCTAGCCGAAAGCAGTCTGTGCGAATACAATAACTTCATTCCTATGATTTCGGTCAAGATGCCATATGTTCGTTTGCTGAACTACAATGCCACAGTAAAGATTGATGACAAGGACTTTGATGCTACCAATCCTGGAGTGTGGTGTCACAGCCTACATACGCTAATGAATCGTAATAAATTCACTGACTGGTCCAAGTATACCAACGATAGCATAGCATGAACCAGTCATTTTGTCCTGCGGCATGGAATTCTATCTATGTAGATCCCACTGGATCAATTCGCAATTGTTGTGTGGCCAGTGAAGACATTGGCACCGTCGACGATGACATTTCTAACGTATTCACTGGCAAGAAAAACATCTGGATCAAACAACAAATGCTAGAAGGCAATCTTGTTGACTCTTGCAGACAGTGCTGGCCTGACAGCCAGCATTCCATGCGAGATGGATTTTTACACGACTACTACCAGCCCGAAACTGCTGATAAATTCAACAGTGTAGACAAATTCCAAATTCAATATCTTGATCTACGCTGGCACAATACCTGCAATTTTGCTTGTGTGTACTGCGGTCATGTTGTTAGTTCTAGTTGGGCAGCTGAACTTGGTATTCATCAGCGTATGGATTCTGAGCAAGTGACCAAGCTCAAAGAATACATTTTGAGTAATCTAGATCATGTTGACCATGTGTATCTTGCTGGAGGCGAACCTCTGCTGATGAAAGAAAATGCAGAACTGCTGGAAGAACTCTACAAGGTTAAACCCACAGTAAGAATTTTTGTAAACAGCAATATCAGCCATGCTCAGCCAACTAATGCAGTGTATCAACAACTGCAAAAGTTTCGCAATATTTTCTGGATTGTCAGTGCTGAGGATGTGGGTGATAGATTTGATTATATTAGGCACGGAGGACACTGGTCTGAATTTGTGAAAAATCTTACACAGATTGAACAAGACTTTGATAGACATCAAATTGGATTCAACTGTGTGTTGTGTGCACTAAACGGATTGAGTATGTGGAACTTTGTAGACTGGATCTTGGAACGTGGATATGCTCCGGGACAGTGCTCGGTTAACTTATACTATCAGGGCACTAAACCACAGCTAGAACTTGACCCTAGAGTAATAGGCCAAGACTTTGTGGAAAAAATACTAGACTGTGCACAACAACCTAAGTACTCGAGTCTAAGTGGTATTCAAGGACTTGTTCGAAATCTCGAACAGACCAAGCAATCAGTTGGTCCGCAGGTGTTCTTGGACTTTATTCAACAATTAGATCAACGTCGGGGACTAGATAGCCGACTAATTTTTCCAGATGTATATTCTTACATTGACAATCGTTAATTAACTTGCTATTATAACACTATGAATCAACACCAACAAGCACAAATTGAATCCCGAGAAAGAATCAAGCAACACGCAGAACGAAAGATTTGGGTCACGTTTTGCAAGGAAGGTATCCATCGTTATCCAGCCGCAGCAACTGATCCTGCACTGGCTACAGGCGATGAGTATGATGTTAGCTTTCTTGGCGTTCCTCATCGCCATATCTTTCACTTCCAAGTCTGGATTGACGTTCTGCACAACGATCGAGACATTGAGTTCATTCAGTTCAAACGATGGCTTGAAAATCTCTACCGAGACAGCATCCTACAACTTGATTACAAAAGTTGTGAAATGATGTCAGACGATCTGTATGACCAGATCTCTGCAAGGTATCCTGGCCGTGCGGTCTGGATTGAGGTTGCCGAAGATGGTGAAAACGGCGCACTCATTAAATATAATACCCACCGACCTGTTCAACAACTAGCCATTTAAGGATTATTTTATCATGGCAAAAATTACAATTAAACCCAACGCTCGTGTTCGCGAGATTTTTGAAGATCTGGAAAAACTCTATGAGTTTTGTCAGGACTACGGCTATCGTTACAACGAGGCTGATCTCTACAACTTCAAGAGCTATGCCTGGCAACAGTACTCAAAATATGCTCAAGGCAAAAACGCCAAGAACATGTGGGACGAAGACACTCGTAGATTAGCAGGATATCGTCCAGCATGAGTGCCGCTCGAGAAAAAAACCAAGCGGACTTTGATCTCGAGCGATTCGTTGACATGTTCGACGAGGCCTTGACCAGTCAAGATCCCAGAGTGATGAATGCACTACGCAGCCTCATGATGATGGTGACACTGACTCGACCTGAAAGCCGCGATAGTGGGCTACACGATCGAAACACTGGACCTCTAAGAAGATTGTATGAAGACGTCAATCATCTAAATAAACGACTGCATAGTTTAGAAGATGATGTTCGGCAGATGAGAAATTCATACAAAGACAAGTATAGCTATCCGTATGAAAAATACGATTACACCATGCAGGCTGCACAACATATGGCAGCTCAAATTGATCAAGACGTACTGAATCAACTCAAGTCATCGTACCGGACCAAAATACAAGGATTGTAATGAGAAAACTATTTTACATGGGCTTGGAAAGTTACGAAGCCCGCTACACACTACAACTCACAGAGTGGAATCGACGTGTGTTTGACCGTAGAGGTCTAGACGTTGTGTACGTGCCTGGCACTACAATTGACAACACACAGGCCATTTCAGTAGGACAAGTACTAGATGCACACGGACGCAGTTACTTTGCTATGAGCCAAATGATGAACCTGGTTCAGATGATGAAGAACGGAGAAGTTGGGGAAGAAGATGTGATCTACTTTGAAGACATGTTCCAACCTGGATTCGAAAGTCTTGGTTACATCATGAACCAGATTCCACGAGAACAATGTCCGCGTATCTTTGTACGCTGTCTAGCACAGGCCATTGACCCCGATGACTTTGTGCATGTTTGGGGCATGGCTCGTTGGATGAATTTATATGAACAAATGGTCAATGAAATGGTGGCTTTCTCGGGGGGTGCAGTATTGGCTACCAATGAGGAAATGGTCGCGCACATGCGCATTGCTGGATGGACTGCTCCGATCTACAACATTTCCGGTCTTGCATTTGGACGAGAAGAAGTTCTTGAGCGTATTGGCGGTGCAGAAAATATCCGTGCGTTTGATCAGCGTCCGCGGCGGGTGGGTTTCGCAGCAAGGTTTGATCAAGAGAAGCAGCCTGGCTTCTTCATGGATCTTATTGAAATGTATGGTGAGCTCACCAGCGAACCGTGTGAGTTTGCAATATACAGTGGCGGAACTCTCAGATCCAATAACCCAGAGTATGTTGAACGTGCCCGCTGTATGGAGGCAGAAGGCAAGCTCCGGATCTATGACAACATAAGCAAGAACGAATACTATGCTCATCTTAACGATACTCGTGTGCTGTTTAATTGCGCTTTACAAGACTGGGTCAGCAATACAGTTTCAGAGGCTGATACTCTTGGTTGTAATGTACTATATCCTGCTTATCGCAGTTTCCCCGAGACTTTTGCCAATGATCCAAACCGTCTCTATGTACCTTGGAGCATAGATGATGCCTATCACAAACTACAAAATCTATTACGAGAGCCACATCACAATATGGGCCTGATCTCAGACTGGAACAACGGCACTGTTGATCGCGTGGTCGACATCATTCTTGGTCAAGGCGAGCAGTGGAATCGTGCAGGCAATCGCTATCGTGATCATGCTGCTCACGAAAAATATCAAGTTGTAAAGATTGAATCATGAACGTTGTGGTAACAGGCGCTGCTGGCTATATTGGCGGACAAATTGCTCTGCAACTCAAAGATGCTGGCCACGAAGTAACTGGCATTGATCGCAACCCTTTACCCCGGCATCTTGAAGGTGTCATGAAGTTTGTACAAGCAGACTTTGACAGCGACGAGTCATATCGCCGACTGCTGGATGTACGTCCCGAAGCCGTTGTGCATTGCGCTGGTACCAGCTTGGTTGGACCTAGTATCAAAAACCCCAGCGATTACTACCACAACAATGTGGTCAAAACACTGAACTTGCTGAACATCATAATGGCAGCCGTGCCCAAGACACGATTTATTTTTAGTTCAAGTGCTGCTGTGTATGGTGAGCCCATCATGACTCCGTGCCACGAAGTTGACCCACGAGAGCCCATCAGTCCCTACGGTGAAAGTAAGCTGATGATAGAACAGATACTAGAAAGTTATCATTGTGCATATGGTCTAGACTATGTGGCGTTTAGATACTTCAACGCCTGCGGTGCTGACAGTCGGGCACGACATGGGCAAGAACCAGGAGCCACACACATCATTGCTAGAGTGTTAGAAAGCATTCGGGACAACCAAGATTTTGTGCTCAACGGTATTGACTACCCCACGCCTGACGGAACCTGTGTGCGCGACTATGTGCATGTGGAAGACATTGCTCGAGCACATGTTATGGCGTTGGACTCAAAAGTCACAGCAGGAATATACAATCTTGGATCCGACACAGGAACCAGCAACAGAGAAATTATTGATGCAGCACAACAGGTCACTGGTAGTGCTGTGGTAATTCAAGTAGGCAAAAAACGAGCAGGAGATCCGCCTGTGCTGACTGCTAGTGCTGCCAAGTTTGGATTGGTTGCAGGTAACTGGAAACAGTACAGTTTAACTAACATGATTCGGCATGCATGGGCGTGGTACAATGTTTGATAAGATTCTAAAGTTTGAACAGGAACTGGCTGAGTTTACTGGTGCGCCTTATGCCATTATGACCGACTGTTGCACACATGCTATCGAACTGTGCTTGCGACATGAACGAGTGCGTGAAGTTGTGATGACTCCATACACTTACCTCAGCATCCCTATGACCATGCACAAACTGGGCATCAAGTATTACTATCGAGAAGAAGAATGGACAGGAGAGTATAGGTTTCATGGCACCAAAATCTGGGACAGTGCTCGCAGACTAGAACACAACATGTATCGCGCTGGATCTATGCAGTGCTTGAGTTTTGGACACACCAAGCCCTTGCACATAGGCCGTGGTGGTGCTATCTTGTTGGATGATGCAAACGCATACAACATTATGATTCGTCAACGCTATGACGGTCGAGATCTTGCCGTATCGCCGTGGCAAGACCAACAAACATTTCATGTGGGCTATCACTATAAACCCACAATTGAAGAAGCACAGCAAGGGCTTGCCTTGCTGGAAGGCATCAAAAAAACCAATCCGGTTCCTGTACATGTTGCTTATCCAGACCTACGCAAAATTTCAATAACACAATGACAAAACAAAACATTGTTGTGTCAATTGGCAAGGCACTACAGGTACTAGAGCATTTTCCTGGAGAAGTTTTTGATCCAGATAAATTTGCAATATTTGATATAAGTTTGTCCGAGTTTCAGTTGCACTCAGTTGAACTTCGAAACTACAAAAAAATGATCTGTGCGATATCATTTTGTGGCGACAGATATCCAGATTTAGACCTGGCAAAATTTGATGTTGTTTTGGTACTTGATGAAGAAGTAATTGACCACGACAATTATCTACAAAAACTCAGAAAAAAGTTCAACAATCACAACATTGTAATTGTGTGCAGCGGATATCACAAAGACTATCCCCCAGACACCGACTCAGTGTATGTGTATCCTTACTTTTTGCAAAGCATATTGAAACACAATGTTCCAAGAACGGTTGATAGTATTGAGTATCATCAGCGAACGTTTGATGTATTGCTAGGCGGTATAAAAAGACATCGGAAATTTATTTTTGATCGGTTGGGCCAACACTGTATGTTGGATGCATGCTATGTAAATTTGACCACCCACACTGGTTCCGCTGCTCTGGTAAAAACCATCTATCGCAGTCCAGAAATTGACTCTCTCGAAGACAGTGCATCAGTTGATGTTATCGGTAGTCAAGGATTCAACAGTTATGTGCAACTGGAATCTGGTGCAAAAATTTCACAAATTGTCCCTTGGGGCATTTATCAAAATTCATTGTACAGTTTGATTGCAGAGACTAACTTTGAAAATTATTTTTTCTTTACTGAAAAAACAGCCAAGGCCTTGTATGGTCAGAGACCTTTTGTATTTTTTGGTGCCCAAGGCCAACTAGAGGATCTAAGAAATTTTGGCTTTGAAACTTTTGGTGATGTAATTGACGAAAGTTACGACTCAGTCTTGGATCCTACCGAAAGATTTACCAAGGCATTTGAACAAGTTAGATGGTTGTTTGATCAAAATCATCAACTCCTACATCAGAAACTGCAACCAATTGTAGAGCACAACTGTGCACACATACAAAATCGGCAACATTTTTTAGTGCCTTTACAGCAATGGTTATATAAACACTGTTGACTTCTAGGTCTAAATACATTACAATAGCACAAAGTCATCCACGACTATTAACTCGGAGAAACAAATTGACAGAAAAATTTAAACCAGATCCCATAATGAACACGCCCGACAGTCGGAAGTTTGTCAAAAACGAATTTCCCCCTTTGGACAAAGAAGTGTATGTAAAAGCCGGAGACGACATGAGCGACAAGGGCTATGAAGAAGAAAAGTATCTTGGAAACTATCTTCGTGCAAAAATGAAGCGTGACGGCAAAAGATTTTGGGCAGGCGACAACATTAGTGAATATGTCAACGACCATAACAAAGAGCAACTGATCGACGAAGCTACAGAAGCATTTGAATTAGTGCTTGATCGTTTGTTGATCGATCGAGAAACAGATCCCAACTCGCATGGTACAGCACGTAGACTGGCCAAGATGTACTTTAATGAAATCATGGAAGGTAGATATGAACCAGGACCGGACGCAACAGCATTTCCCAACGACTCACAAGACCGCTACGAAGGAATGCTTGTGGTACGTAGTGAGCTTCGCAGTATG